CCAAGCTCAGGGCTGTCTCCTTTTTCGATATATCATATGTGCTCATAGTTGTGTCAACGGCCTGCAAGACGGATCTAAGCTGCTCAGGGGAAAGATCTTTTGCGAGTTTCGAAGCCAGATCGTTTCGGAAGTTTTCAGAATTGTCTACCATAAAAATTCTCTCCTTTTCATGGGTGTGCGCTGCCGATGGTTGTCGGGCGAGCGCGATTTTGTATATACGGGTGGTGAAATGAGCATGCCAACTGGACACGATATAGCAGCCAAGGTGCTGATCCCGCTGCAGGAGCACTGGGGATATATCTGGGGCACTGCCGGGAAAGTCTGGACCAGTGCGGATCAGAGTAAAGCTACACGGGAAATGACAGTCAAGTACGGGAAAAGGTGGATTGGTCGCAAGGTTGCTGACTGCTCTGGGCTCGTCGTCTGGGTGTGTAAGCAGCTCGGTGTAACGGTTCCGCACGGGAGCAATAGCCTCTGGAAAAAGGGATGGCTGTCCGAGAAGGGCGAGACATACAACCGCCTTCCCGTCGGGGCGCTGGTTTTCAAGGTCAACGGGGACGACTACCACCATGTCGGCGTGTATGTCGGCGACGGCAGGGTGGTCGAGGCCAGAGGCACGCAGGCGGGCGTCGTCGAGTCTACGCTCGCAGGCTGGCCGTGTTATGGTCTCCTCAAAGGCTTTACATACGACAATGCTGCGGCTCCTGCCGGGCCAGCAGAGGAGCAGAGAGAAGGGTTACCATTGGGATCTGCATTGGTTGACGTGCCTAATGATGGCACATTGAATGTGCGGAAAAGCACAAGCACGAAGAGTGCTGTACTGACCACGGTCCGCGAGGGGGATACAGTCGAAGTGCTGGCCGTGTCCGGGGACTGGGCCAAGATCCGATACTCAGGCACAGGCTTTGTTATGACTAAGTACTTAAAGGGCGTGGTCAAATGATTGAATGGGTTGTCAAGTACTGGCTTCAGTGGGTGTTTGGCCTGATTATCGCGGGCCTTACAGCTTACTGCCGTCATTTGAGTAAGGCCGTGAAGGCCGAGCGTGAGAAGCAGGCTGCGCTTCGCGAGGGCATGCGGAGTCTGCTTAAACGCCAGATCATCATGGACTGTGAGCAGGCCATTGCGCAGGGATACTGCCCTGCTGCAACAAAAGATACGATAGAAGATATGTATTGCAGCTATCATGCATTGGGTGGCAATGGCGTAGTGACGAGTATCAAGGCACAAATGATGGACCTGCCAACGGTCCCAACAGGGAGGAGTGAAAACCATGCAGGAAATTGATTGGAAAACCAAGCTTACGAGTCGTAAATTTTGGGCTGCGATCGCGGAGTTCGTGACCATGCTGATCATCGCACTCGGTGGGCAGCAGGAAGTGGCGACGCAGGTTACGGCACTGATCATGGCCGGGGCCAGTGTGATCGCGTACATCATCGGCGAGGGGCTGACTGATGCAGCTGGTGCCCGGGCTCGGGTAGCTGCTGAGCAGGCCAGCGCGGAGCAAGCCAAAACAGACGAATAATAATTGAAGCGTGCGGCAGGGTACAGGGTTTGATCTGTGCCCTGCCGCTTTTTTTGTGTCAACAATCGCGTGTAACATCAGGGCTTTCCGCGTTACATTCCTGTAACTTTCTGTGGAAATGTTTTTCATGTACAAAACATTCGCAAAAAATGTTTCCTAAAATGTAACGCGCATGTAGACGCCGGGAACCGTTGGCGCATAAGGCTTTTCCTATTAAATGTAAACATTCTACATTCCATTATAAATAGACTACATTAAATAGGACGCGCAGGGCGCGTGCCTATGCACCTAACGTGCCTGTCTGAGCGCTCATATACGCGCGTGCGCGAGAATGTATTAAGGGCGGCAGCGCAGGCATGCGTAATGCGTGGCATGTTTCCCATCCATCCATTCTGCGATCAGACGGCACCAAGCATATCGTCCGCACTCCTGACACACGGTCCACACAGATCCCGTGACAGATCCGGCAATGCTTCTCATGGCTTCCTCCTCAATACTTTTCCCCGGTCGCGTTGTCCGTGATCACGATCTCGACGGAACAGTCGAGAGCTTTGGCCAGCTCACGCAGCTCAGACTCCTGCAGGTTTGCCCGGCTTAATTTATTCGACAGGTTCTGCCGGGTCTGGCCAGATCTCTCCGCAAGCATGGCGATTGTCATGTTCTTTCTTCCGGCAATCAGCCGGAGTTTTTCGACGGTGCTTAACTCCATATCATCACCTCCTTCTCAGCTATGGATAGTACACTATAAAATTGCTGTTGTCAAGAAAAATAAAATTAATCAAAAATTTTTTGACAAAAGCTATTGACAGAATAAACTAAATGGTGTATCATGCAGACAGTGGTAAACGAAAGCCACAAATAAATGTACTCAGGAGGTACAAATCATGATTAACACTGTTATGGCCCGTCGTTTCGAATCCACCCGCGGAAATCGTCTCTACAGACTCCCTGAAGGGGTCACTGTTACACCCGGCACCGTTCTGACGGTCGAGTATCTGCCCGGTGGCCAGACTGCTATGGCATACGCCACACAGGACTCCAGAGAGTATGACGATCACGAAGCTCTTCTGGTCGGTAACCTGCTCGGGTTCCGTGATCCGACTCTGCAGAGCCTTAAAAAAGTCACGAGCGTCTACGCAGAGACGAAACTCGACTGGGGCGATCCGGAAGCATCTGATGCCGCAGAAACTGCTGAGGATGCGGATCCCGAAGCTGAGGATGTTGACGAGGAGTAAACCGAAAAGAGGGAGGGCCGGAGCCCTCCCTCAGTGAAAGGAGAATCACGATGAACGTTAAAGAAGGTTTGGAGCTCATGGATGAAATGGATCGGAAGAACAAACAGGCCGTAGAAGCCCACAAGGAGCTCATTCGGGGCATGTTTGTCGACGTAGATGCAGGCACAGTAGAGCCCGTGATGGTATGTAACGAGCTGCATGACTGGTATAAGCAGCTTCGCTGTGATCTGATTGACATCGTGACTGCCAGCATCGACGGAGAGGATTTCGCCATCGTCTGCGACGATGAAGGCTTGCTCAAGGAAAGCCCCCGGACCGCTGTCCATGGATCTCTGCAGGACATCGTGGGTAATGCTATGATCTGCCGGGATACACTGGACGGGCAGCTAGCCAGCCTGTCAGACCGGGATATACAGCTGCTTAGACAGCACGTCAAGGTTGCAGGCAGGAGAGCCAAAAACCGCCGGGCGCGTATGGAGATCTGGCACTACATCGAGGCTGATTGATGGCCTCGATTTTTTTATGCTGAAAGTGGGATCCGGAGGGTGAAACATCGCGCATATACGCGTATGTTGGGTTCGCCTGCTGCACTGTGCGCTCCACCATACAGTTCAGGGGCGAACACGCCCGCAGACGCCTCATCCGAGGCCATGATATCAGCTGCATTCAACGTCGCATTGCCATCGAGGCAATTGTAGACGATGATCAGGTCATCGTCGTTGACGGTGATTGAGTTGATAAAGGTCTCGATGAGGCGTTTTTTGCATGCCACATCTTCTGTGTCGGCGTCCCTGTATTTTGTCAGGAAGTATAAGATATGCTCCTCAGTCAGCTGGACGCCCGCAGCCAGTTTCAGCTCCGCCAGTGATGCGGACAGTGCGGCCTGCTGCTGCCTCAGCTCCTGCAGCCGGGCAGTTACGAGCTCGTACGGCATGCCCTGCTCCACGGCCTTGGTAAGGTTTGTAATGGCTGTTGTGCACGTCTGCAGCTCGCCCTCTACGGCCTGACGCTCTGCCCGGCTGGAGTCGCCTGCCTGATAAAACGCATAGGCCTTTTTCGCGATCAGCTCGAGCAGCTGGTCGTTTTTCAGTACTGCCCGTGTAGCTTCTTCGACCTTCTTCTCCACCGCGTCCTTCTTCAGCGGCTTCAGGGCACAGCCTTTTTCCCTGCGTCTCCGGGTGCAGACGTAATACGAGTGCTTTTCTCCATGCCTGCCGAATCCTGACATGCCGATAAGCGGCGCGCCGCATCTCCCGCAAATGAGTTTTCCTGACAGCAAAAAGTCAATCTTTGTCCATGTTCTGGACGGTGCCCTTCGGTTCATCTTAAGCATCTCCTGTACTTTGCTGTACAGCTCTTTAGAGATCAGCGCAGGCATGCCTCCGTCGATCTCTCCGTCACGGTATACATATACTCCGGTGTATTTTTTGCTATGCAGAAGCGTGGCCAGACTGGTCCGCCCGAAGGGCTTCCCGGCCGTTGTGGTCATGCCGAGGCCGTTGAGCCATTGGATCAGCTCCGACTCTGTGGCACCGTCTGCATAGCGTTTAAAGATCTCCGCGGCAATGGCTGCGGTTTTTTCGTTTGGTATGTACTTCTTGGTTTGTGGATCCACCGCATATCCGAAAGGCACAGGCCCGCCCAGATGCTGGCACTTCTTGGCGGATTCCTGTCTGCCGCGCCTGATGTTTGTGGATAGCTGCAGCGAATAGTATTCGGCCATGCCCTCAAGAACGCTCTCAAGTATGACGGCCTCAGGGCTGTCCGGAAGGCTTTCCGCGACGTACTCGATGCGGATGCCATTCCTTTTGCAGCGATACCGATTTGCAGCCAGATCTTCCCGGTTCCTGCCGATCCGGTCCAGTTTCCACGTGATAATCACGTCAAACTGTTTTTTGTCAGTGTCTGTCATCATCCGCTGAAACTCGGCCCGGTTGTCATTCCTTCCGGTCTGCGCCCGGTCGCAGTACTCCCTCACGATTGTGTAGCCGTGCGCATCCGCATATTTCTTCGCGGCATCCAGCTGTCCCTCGATCGACTGCTCGGTCTGGCTATGCGACGAGTATCTGGCGTATACAGCCGCCAGCACGGGCTCGCCTTTGGCCTTCTTTATGTCCGCGCTGTATGTGATATCTCGAGTCATCCGTGTTGCCTCCCTTAAAACAAATGATGCGGCCCGCAGGGTTATGCGAGCCGCATCCTGACTAGCTGTCGTCTTCGACAACCATCTTGTACTCGCCGCATTTATCGTACGCTTTTATTGTGGCGAGCGCAAGTATCTGCCCGGTGTCGTTGAGTCTGCGAAATGCAGACAGCAGCTGCTTTTCCCGGTCCGGCACGTCGGCGTCTTCAATGCCAAAAAACAGTGACATCGATTCCATGCCATACAGGTAGTACAGCTGGACGAATGTTTCTGCATCCGGCTGTCCGTGTCCATTTTCCCACGCGCTGACGGTTTTTCCAGATTTACCGATCTTTTCGCCGACGTCGTAGACGGTAAGGCCTTTTTTGATCCGGTATTTTTTGAGCTGGGATGCTAGGATATCCCGGGCTGACTGGACCATGTCTATCCCTCCTTCCTATTTCAGATGATATCATAGACTTGTCTAGAAATCAATAAAAAAGTCTTTATTTTGCAGAAAAATATTTGTAAAATCTATTGACAGTCTGCAAAATGCAGATTATAATGCACGCGTACCCACAAAACATAGACCAACCCGGCCGGGGGTCTACAAAACAAGGGAAAGGGGGCTGACGTATGGAGGATATCGTCGAAGTCATCCGGGACGCGATTAATGCACGCGGCATGACCATAACGGCTGTCGCTGAGCGGTGCGGGATGCCTGCACAGCGGCTGTCCGCGAGCCTGACCATGCGCAGACGCCTGCTGGCGGATGAGTTCATCGGGCTGTGCCGCGTCCTCAATATCACACCTGACGACGTCATGGCGCACCGGGAGCATAAAGCGGAGTAAGCTGAGGAGGGACCGGATATGGAAACAGTCTGCCCGACGTGTCAGCGCTCCGAGGGACCCGATCTGCGTGCGTTGTGCATGGCAGTCGTCGAGGCTGCGCAGCGTTTTTATGATGATCCTGAGAATTTGAAGAATTTTGAGATTTGGAGGCAAAAAAGACATGCTGGAGATTCGGATTGAAATAGTGACTGATGGCCTGAATGAGGCCATCAAAGAACTTGCAAAAGCATTGGGACAATGCCCGGATTCTGAGCGTTTAAAAGCGCTGAATACGGTGCCACAGGATGTGCCCGTGGACTCTCACATTGAGGTCACAACGGAGGGGACTAAGGTTCTTGTAGGCAACAAGGCTCCTGAAGCAGAACAGCCGAAGGCTGAGCCTGCTGCTGTTGCCGCCGATCCGGTAAAGCCGGAAGAGCCCAAGGCACCGAAAGCGCCGAAGGCCAAGCCAGCTGCAGCCAAAAAAGAGGAGCTTGCACCTGCTTCGGCTCAGGCGCCTGTTCAGGCGGCTGCGGAGGAAGAGAAAGCCACACCTGCAGCGAAGAAGACGTACACGTTTAAACAGATCAGCGAAGCGGGTGCCGCGCTCTGCACTGATCCGGTCAAGATCGACGCGCTGATCGCGCTGCTTCGCGACAAGTATCACGTCAACGCCATCACATCGCTCAAAGAAGAACAGTACAGCGATCTGGCGGAGGATCTGATCAGTCTGGGCGCGACCATCAAGGAGGGTTAAGCATGCCAAGTCCCACAGCACATGCGCTGCTGAGCCCTTCAAGCGCGCACAGATGGCTGGAGTGCACAGCAGCACCGCTTTTCGAGGCCCAGTTTCTGCCGACAGGCGATACCAAGTATACCCGGGAGGGCACGCTGGCGCACAGCGTGTGCGAGCTGTACGCCCGGACGCATTTCCAGAAGCTGGCCAAGGATGAGGCCTATCAGCGGGAGTTTAACACGCTGGTAAAAGATCCCGCTTTCAGCAGCGAAATGCTCGATACGGCGGACGCCTACGTTGAATATCTGACAAGGGTATACAACGGTTTCCAGACGGCTCCGGTTGTGTTTTTCGAGCAGCGGGTGGATCTGACCAGATGGGTGCCTGACGGTTTTGGATCTTGCGACTGCATCATGATCGGAGACGACAGAGTACACATCGTAGACTACAAGCACGGCGCAGGCGTACCTGTCAGCGCCAAGGGCAATCCTCAGATGCGACTGTACGCGCTTGGGGCACTTGGAATGTTCCGGCCGATCTTCGGCGATGCGATCAAGCGCGTGTCAATGGGCATCTGTCAGCCAAGGTTATACGACGAAGCCAACGAGGACGAGCTGACTGTTCAGGAGCTGCTGGACTGGGGCGAGAATGTCGTCAAGGTCAAAGCTCAAGCGGCCTATGATGGCACGGGCACATTCAAACCCGGCGATCACTGCCGTTTCTGCCGGGGTAAATACCAATGCCGGGCACGTGCCCAAGAAAATACCGCGCTTGAGGATTTCAAAGATTGTGTTACTCCCGACAAGGCGGCTACACAGGGGAGCAGTGAAGATCTGAAGCGGGTGCTGACCAATGCAGAGATCGGAGATCTGCTGACGCGTGGTGAGCATCTGGTGGCATGGTACAACGATCTCCGTGAATACGCGCAGACGGCCCTTCTACAGGGCGACGAGATCCCCGGATACAAGCTCGTTGAAGGCCGGAGCACGCGGTCGATTGATGACATGGATGGCCTGATCGATACGCTGAAACAGGCCGGATTTGATGAGGCCATGCTGTACGAACGGAAACCGCTCACGCTTACAGCCTATGAGAAACTCGTCGGTAAAAAGCGATTTGGGGAGCTGGCCGGAGATCTGATTACGAAACCTAAAGGCAAGCCCACGCTGGTCACAGAGCTGGATCCGCGCCAGCCATACAGCGCGGCGGAAAACGATTTTGCGGAAATTACGAAATGAGAAAAAATATCACGAATTGAGAAAAGGAGAAAATGTTATGTATCAGAATGACGCTCAGAAATGTCTCACAGGAGTTGTCCGTTTGTCTTATGCCTATCTGTCCAATCCTCGCCAGACTCGTGATGCGTATGGCAATGCTCAGGGTGAGCCCAAATATTCAGTCACGCTGCTGATCCCTAAGTCTGACACGGCCACAAAGGCCGATCTTGACGCCGCATTTGCAGCCGCAGCGACTGACGCAGTGGCCAAAAAGTGGGGCGGTGTACGTCCTCCGAAACTGGACGCTCTGATCCATGACGGCGATGGTGTCCGGCAGGATGGCACGCCCTACGGTCCTGAGTGTAAGGGGCACTGGGTGCTCACAGCGTCCAGTAAATCCAAGCCGCAGGTTGTCGGCATTGACAATGTGACGGTTGAGCTGGATCCGCGGGACGTCTATTCCGGCATGTACGCGCGTGTGACAGTGCGGTTTTATGGGTATAACGCAGGCACTAAAAAGGGTGTCGGCTGCGGTCTCGGTAACGTGTTGAAAATTCAGGACGGCGAGCCGCTGTCCGGTGGTGCATCCGCTGCCAGCGACTTCGCGGGAATTGCTACACCCGCGGCGAGTGCAGAGGCCCGGGTGAATCCGGTGACGGGCTTGCCCTTCTGATCTGGCCAGACAGCCGGGGGAGCTGATCCTCCGGCTTTTTTATCAGGAAGGAGGCCGACATGCATCATTTATCAATTGATCTGGAAACCTATTCAAGCGCCCAGATCCGCAGCACGGGCGCGTGGAAATATATCGAATCTAACGACTTCGAGATCCTTCTATTCGCGTATAGTCTGGACAGTGCTCCGGTGCAGGTCGTAGATGTCGCCTGCGGGGAGACAGTGCCGGGATGGCTGGTCTCAGCCCTGACAGATCCGGATTACATCAAGCACGCGTATAACGCCGCATTTGAGTACGGATGCCTTGACAGGGTGTATGGCGGCATGATCGCGTCCCAGTGGCGTGACACGATGCTGCATGGCCTGTACTGCGGATATACAGCAGGCCTTGATGCTACAGGCAAGGCACTTGGTCTCCCGGAGGACAAGCAAAAATTGAGCACGGGTAAGGCCCTGATACGCTATTTCTGCGTCCCGTGTAAGCCATCACGGACAAACGGGATGAGATCCAGAAATATGCCTCACCATGATCCCGCCAAATGGGCCCTATTTAAAGAGTATAATGCGCAGGATGTCGTGACGGAGATGGAGATTGAGCGACGTCTGTCGCTGACGCCTGTACCTGACTGGGTGCAGCATCAGTGGGAGGTAGATCTGCGGATTAATCAGCACGGTGTGGCTGTGGATCAGGATCTCGTGCAGGGAGCGCTGTACATGGGTGCCGTGACGAGGGAGAGGCTGATGGGGGAGGCTACACGGATCACGGAGCTGGAGAATCCAAACAGCCAGAGCCAGCTGCTTGGATGGTTGAATGAGGCCATGGATTCCGATGAGCTGCCAAATCTGCGGAAAGATACGGTATCGAAGGCTCTGAGCGGTATGTCGGATGATACGGACATCCGGCGGGTGCTCGAGATCCGTCAGGAGCTTTCAAAAACCAGCACGAAAAAATACGACGCCATTGAGTCGTGTGTCTGTAAAGATAACCGGGTCCGCGGGCTGCTGCAGTTTTACGGTGCCAACCGCACAGGACGCTGGGCCGGGCGGCTCGTACAGGTCCAGAACCTCCCGAGGACGTACACGCAGAATCTGGATCTGGCACGGCAGCTGGTTAAGGGCAAAAACCTGCAGGCGCTGCAGTGTGTATACGGATCGGTCCCTGACACGCTGTCCCAGCTGATCCGTACGGCTTTTGTGGCCAGCCCGGGGCATGTACTGATTGACGCGGATTTCTCCGCTATTGAGGCGCGAGTTATCAGCTGGCTGGCAGGTGAGGAGTGGCGGCTGAACGCATTCAGGGAGGGGCAGGACATATACTGTGCCAGCGCCTCC